TGCATTTAAAAATTTCCTATTTCTTTCCGTTTGAAAAACTTCAGGTAATAGCGTAGTGGTTGTTCTAGAAACCGTTGCCATTTATTAATACCCGCCGGAACTTGAAGAACTAGATGAACTGGATGAACTTGAAGAACTAGATCCTGATGAACTGTAAGAACTTGTAGTTGTAGATGTTGTTGTGGTAGATGTGCTACCCCCTGTTGTTGCTGACACTACATCCGATGCAGTTGTTGAAGAAGTTATTATGTTCCCACTTGCTTTGATGTTGCCTTGTGATATGCTTGGAATAATTTCCACATCATCTACAGTAGCACCACTAACAAATATTTCATCTGAATTGGATTCAATTTGGAATAAAGATCCAAAAGTAGTGTCTTGTTTGTTAGGCACAATTACAATTGAACTTATCTTTGGTGCTAGTGCATTATGAATGTATGTTGATAGTTCTGTATAGAAAAATGAATCACCAAATGTCCAATTTTCCAATGAAAAATAATTGTTAATTGCATTGATCACCGACGTTTTTATATCGTTGTCAGTGATTGTCAGTGCTGAATTTTTAACAACTTTAAAAGTTGCTTGTAATGTGTTGTCTGCATTTGGACCAAACAATAACTTGTATTTTACAGGTCTATACACAATCTCATCTGAAACATTTTTGTATGTGCTGAGAGTTGGATCATATGCTGTTCGTAATGCCGCTGTTGTAGGTGATGCAGGAGCAGTGCCTACCTGTCCGTTGAAAATCCATTGTCTAAATTCAGTATCATATGCAGTTGTCAAAATATGTAGATCAATTAAATTGCTTACAGAAGGATCAATACGTCTATCATATCTTGCGGCATGTTCATAATTGTAGTTAAGATTATCTCTACCAAGGTCTGCTTTGTATGTGTCTGATACATCTACTAAAGCACCTTTTGTTGAGTCATATTGTTGTATTGTGCCTGCATTGAAGAAATGAAACAGTTGGCCATCACTATATTGTGATAAATCAACCCCACTTCCACCTGCAGACAAAACAAAATCAGTGCTTGGCACCACATCATAATAATCAGATGCTTTTGAAGTATCTTTCTTGAAATAAACATATTTTGCAGAAGCATTTTTTGTTGGATTAACAACACTTGAAAATAGATCTGGGTTATCAACTACGCCGTCATCATCTGAATCATTAAATGATACAGCAACTTCTCTTGTGTCATTAAAACCTGTAGATAGCACTCTGTTGCCTACAATAGCAAATGAATAATCTTCTGACAGTTGGACTGTGCTATCAGGCATAGTGTTAAACTTTAAAACTTTGATTTGATCTCTTACAACTTTTCCAGTGGTGGCATCAAAAATCTTTTGATCTTCATCATAGAAAAATCTATTTTTGGATGCTGATCTAAACACATAATTTATTGTTCTTGTCTTAATAGAGTATACCTTGTTAGAAGCAGTAAATTGCAGTAACCAACTGCCATCTCTATTTGCATCTGATGTGTTACCTTGGAACCCTAAATCAAATGTTGAATCAACCTTTAGATTAGTTTCTGAAATAAATTTCCATTTGTTTGTGTCTATGTCAAAACTCAATCCAAAATTTTGATAGTTTTTAATTGCAAGTATAATGTTGCTTTCAACATCCACAGTTAAGTTAGTACCAAACGCTGGTATAATTTCTTTAATAATAGCAGTAGAAGGAACTTTGTCTGATAGTGTGATTGGCCCTGTGCCATCTGTAAAGTTACCCTGACCATAGTTGGCTCCGTCTTGCTGTACTGCAACAACTTTAGTCCAAATCACTGCTTGTGATCCTGTGTGCCCTACTGCGCCAGTCATTAAAGTCCCGTTGGCCATAAAGTGTGAACCAGCAGGTGGCTCAAATTTTATCAATGCACCTGGCTTGATGTATTTTAAATTTGTTGTTGTAAAATCACCAACTGCAAGAGGACCAGTTTCCTTGAAATATCCTGTAAAAGTATTTGTTTCTTCTGTGCTTAGATTCCATGTATAGTTTGTGCCAGTGTTCTGCCTAGGAAATGCGTCATAGTAAAAGTCTCTAACGCCTACTGATTTTAACAAAGGATTTATGGTATTTGCAACAATAGTTTGTATTTCACTTGATGATTGATATGAAAAAGTAGTAGTTGGTTCAATTACTTCTCTATACACCAAACCTTCATCAGCAAATATATTTGTTGAAGAATATGCACCAGTTGGATCTATTAAATCATAGTATCTTGATATTCCAGACGCTGTTCTGTTTACTGCTTTTGTTTTAGCAATACCCTGAAACTGTGTCAAAGGAACAATCTGATAATCTTCTGCTGTTGTCATTCTGTTGTTTGTGTAATATGCTTGTGGTGCCTTTGTTTTTATATCTAAATTAGATTCAGTTGCCACTGCATTATCAACAGTTGTCTGTAGGTCCATTGTAATTGTTAATGTGTTAAGTTGACCTTTAGCATTTCTATAATCAATTGACGCGGTAACGCCACGCATGTCTCTTGGTCTAATTGTGTAAGTTTGATTGATAGAACTTCTATAATATGCTCTAAACAATCCATTTGGATTTTCTCCAAACACACCATCTGCAAAAACTAGATCAACACTATCGTTTGCTCTTGTGTTGACACTGAATATTTTTCTTATTGATTCTGATAGCGAATTGTAAATTGCATTGTTTCCAGTTATTGCAGGAACTTTTGTCCATGCATTTTCTATTGCTCCATTTTCATTTAGATCATACAGCCAAACATCTGAATTGTTAACATTATTTTTATCTATAGAGACCACTGTGTTTGGTGATGGATTGGTTACTGTGAATTCTGAGAAGCCTAAGTCACCTTGTTTGAACAACATAAAGAAACCAGTATTTTCAGATGCATTGCCTTTGCCATCTGCTCTGTACAAGAATCCTAATCTGTTGCCAGGTATTGGTGATTCTTCGTAGATGTAATTTTGATTTCGGAACGTTGCACTTACAAGTTCAAAAGGCATTGGCTGTGTGTTAATGTTTCTTGTAAATTTTAGAATTGGCACATCGTTGTTTGATGTTGCAAATTTATATTGATGAGTGGTTACACCTCCTATTGTGTCTTTGATTGCAGGTGATCCAAATTTTTGTGTGCCACTCAACGAAGCATTTAAGACAGCGATGAATTGTTCTAAAAAATTAGAATTGGTTGGGTCGTTCCAATTTATTACTGTGTTAGATAAGTCAGCACCAGATGAATCTGTTACTGCTTCTGTGGTGCTTATGCTTGTTATTTTAATAAGTCCACTTGCTGGTTGATTACGTTTTGGCACATAACTTAAAAGCCTAGCCAGTCTTAAAATAGAATCTCTTCTTTCTGCTGTATCAATAAAGTTTTCACGTGCATTAAGGTCAGTTCTGAAAGATAAATTTTGACCCAAATATGCAATTAAATCTATCAATGCAATATACTCAGAAGATTCAATGTAATCGTTGAAA